ACAGATACTATTGACGGCTCTACAACTGATTACACGATGGATGTACAATATTCAGCCATCACACTAGTCAGTAATGGCTCTAACGGATGGGAGATTATCTAATGAGTCATAATCAAAGTAAAGTAAACAGCCAAGAACCGAATAGACAAGGCGTAACGAGTCAGGCACTAGGTGATTTAAGTAACGTCTCTAGCACTTCACCTACTGAAGGTTATTACCTTCAATATGACGATACGGCCAGCGAGTGGCAACCCAAAGTTGGCACAGCCGGCTCATCAACTTCAGCACAACATATTTTTTTAGGTGAGGGTGCTAGTCAAACTTATCCTGAAACTTGGTCATCAGGTAACAATGTTTACTTTTATAGTAGTAGTGCTGTTAACAATATCGATGGTGCTTCTTTGGCAAGCTCAGACACTTATAGTAATTGGTATGATGAGATCACCTTGCCCATTGGTACTTATTGGGCTTACTGTAGAGTAGAGGGTGACTTCTCTGCATCAAGCGGCCAATTTAAATATGTGTTTCAGTCTACTCCTACTGCTGGCGGTGCTACATCTACTCACGCGGCTTCTGGCTGGTCAGCATCGACAGCTAACACCGGGCAAAATCCTGACGTAGCACAAGCTTTATTTGAGTTAGATGCAGAGGCTGTCTTAGTTGTGAACATTCAGAACACAGCGAGCTTAGGCACAGCTGGCACAAATCAGGGTCTCTATGGTTTCCTAACAATTGTGAAGGTTGGTTAATATGAGCCACAACCAAAGAAAGTTAAACAGCCAGGAACCGAATAGGCAAGGCGTAACGAATCAAGCATTAGCTGACTTATCTGATGTTACTGCTAGTTCACCAACAGCCAACCAAGTCCTAAGGTGGGTATCTTCAGCGTGGTTAGCCGCTTCACCAGTAGCCCCAATATTCTCAGCTGGAGGCTATGCTGCAGGCTTCTCAAAATATACGGCTGGTACCGGGTCAAGTTATTCTAGCTCAGGTTCATTAGATAGCTATAGAACTCACACCGCTGTGAATTGGTCAGAAGCTACGGCAGATGATAGCCGTTATCAACATGGAGGTGTGACGATCACAAGAGGCACACATGGCGGTGCTACACCAACACAAGTCCGATTTAGTAAGATTACTGTAGACGTTGGTAAATATATCTTGTTTGCTACTACACGTTCACCAATTTCATCATCATCAAATTACATTGAGTGGCAATGGTTGAACACGTCAACAGATGCAGCACTTGGACCCAAATGGCGTCAATACGGTTCTACGGTTGATGATGTTGGCTACGGCATTGGCTACGTAGAATGTACTTCAGGCACAATCACATGTGATGTTAGGGTAACAGCTAACACCGGAGGAACCGACGCGGCGCGCGCTTATGGCGATATTCTAGCGGCTTTACAAATAGGATAATAATCATGATATTTTTTACAGTAGAAACTAATACAAGTTTTACAGTGGGTGAAGCCGTTGAAAAGTCAGGCTCCACTATCGCTACTCATTCAACTGGTGATGTACTTGGTGTCGTTATGGCATCAAATGAAATCACAGAGAATACTCTTTATCAGATCAAAATTTACTCAGCCGGTGGGGGTGGTACTGACATGATCTTAGGTGCTGACTGGGATGGCTCACCTGGTCGATTTCAATTTATAAATGGGCGTATTCATCCAGTTAGTAGCGGTGGTGATGGCTGGTTTTTACCAGAACTGCCACAAGCCACTAAAGTAGCAGGTGATATAGTCAAGGGTGCTATTTATGCTTAATTTAAACTTTCATCAGCTTATGTCTGATAAGTCTGTGATTGTAGTCGTTAGCTTAGTCATGGGCTTCTCTGTGATTATGTCAGCCTACGTTTTCGGTGTGTCTCAAGGCTTTGAAGATGGGCAACTCAAAGCTAGTAAAGAGTGTGAACCGATTAAACTAGAGGTAGCTCAGCTAAAAGAAAAACTCATCAAGTCTAGAGCTGGTAATGTGGCTAAGTGTGCTCAACAGTGTGCTAACAAAGCTCTATCATGTGATAGTATTTGCACTCAAAAGATTGAAGAGAGTCTTAAACTCTGCTCAGAGATTGCTTGCGGTGAAGCCGTTGAGGTTAAAGTTAAATGATCTGGCTACTACCTTTTCTAATACCCTGGTCATCAGATTCTTACACCATTGACATGGGTAGTAGTAGGCCGGTGGTAGGTTTTCCAATCGAGCTTACAGAGCGACCAAATGAGCGTATGATGATGATGAGCGTGGGTGATTTTATACGTGCTAAACAAAAGATTGAAGGTTCTCCTGACTTTTGTAGATCAGCCATCGACTCAGCCGTTGGTGAGTGTGAGCGCGGCTCGATTGAAGCACAAAGAGAAGCTTTAGCAGATGCTGAGACAACCAAAGTAAATCAAGAGGCTCTAATTAAAACTCTACAATCCCAGCTTACTGATACTCAGATAGAGCTATCAACTAGTCAAGAAAGTACTAAGGTGTGGCAGTGGGTAAGCGTGGGAGTAGGTGCAGCGGCTTTAAGCACTACTGCTATCTTGATTTTTAAGTGAACATACAAAGTCATAAGCACCCCACTCATCTGGGTGCATAGTACCGAGTATTGAGAGTGCTTTCTTTTGTGCTTCTCTATCTAGCTCATGGGCCGCTTTAAGCGTTTCGTGCCAAGCCCCATGTTGGAATAGATGCCCATACTTTCTAGGCTGGTTGCCTTTTAACAGTGGATAGTCCTTTTCAACCTCTGCTCTCATCTTCTGAATCTCGTTATGTTTTGCGCTCCACCAGGTGGGATCATGGGGGATTGTTCTGGTGGCCCGGCTCATGACATAGCGATAAAAGAAAAACTCTCTATGCTGTGGTGACATGAGCTTAACTGGTGTCGATGAGCATCGTTGAACACAATCGACAATCTCTTCCAAGTCAATACCAGTAGACTCTAGAGCGGCTTGCCATCCCTCCATAGTATCAAAGTTATGTAGCCTATTTGGTTCTGGTTTCATCATTGGAGGCTGTGATTGTTGTTGTGCATGGTGTTGGTTTTGGTGTGGCTGTGGAGCTGGTGGCTGTGATGTGTGTAACTCCTCACCAAGACTATGAGCTGATAACATAGCTCTCTCATGGTCGTTCATCTGAGTGTTATCTGCAATCTCATCGGGTGAGTAAATGCCACTAACGGCATCCGGGAAAGTTGCTCTCAGAGCCATTGTAAGGCATCGAGCTCTTAACATCTGCTTAGGCATCTGAGTCCAGTTGCGGTTACGAGTTAACCCTTGTTGTTTAGCCATCTCGATGGTGAAAGTGAATGTATGCACAATATCAGCCGGCTCATCATTGCGTGCCATGATCATTGTACATTTAGTTTCATCCCATTCAGTTATTTGCATATATCGCATTAGGCCAGAACGTCGACAAATACCAGCCATCGCGTCAGCGTTAAGAGTGGGCTTACCCTTCAGACAGTAGCCTTGACTCATGCAAAGCCCCATATCACCATTGAAGTGGTGACCATGTGCAGCATGAATGAGTAACAAGTTTTGTGGGTTGGCTGGTTCGAGTACTTGAGCCATATTCATGGCCTCTTGTACGTCCTTAGGGGTCCAAATTGATTTAGGTACTGGTTTATAAATAGCGTTCATAGTAAGTCTCTCTTTTATTAGTGAGCTGGAAACATTGGAATAGTAGATTGAGCTTGATCGATAAGCTCTTGATGATCGTCATTGCGATGACACCATGATAAAGCTGATCTGTAAGTGTAACCATGCCCCATCAACACACGTGATTGATATGGTGATAGACGGTCCTTGATTTGAATTGCACACTCACGCGCATCATCAACAGGAGCACAGTTAGCAGCATAAGCGATAATCGAGCCAAAGAAGGCTATGTAGCATAAAGCCCAGAGGGTCAATAGTTGTTTATTAGTTAGATTCTCAGTCATTGTCATTATCTCCTAGTTCAATTAAATAGCGGTTATGTACACAGTGGACACCATCAACACTCACACAGTTATGTAGAGCCTGAATGAAGTCTATGTCATCTGCATAAAGCTCATGTAGTTCTTTAGATGTGTATGTATTAACAGAGCGATTCCGACCGTTGACGCGGTCAGTAACCACAAAGCAAACCTCATCACATACATTCTTAAGGTTAGGGTTTAGGTTAGGGTTGAAATCATTTGGCTCAAATACATCGTACTCGGTCCATGCATTGGCATAGCGTGAGAGGTTAACGGCAAGTTTTTTACTACAGTTAACCTTTCCGGCCAAGATACGGCATAGGTAAGCCTCATTAGTATCAGCTGATAAGGCTAGTCTTCTGTGTCCTATTCGCTTTATAAGTTCTATTTTGCAATCAATCATTGTGATTTCCTTTGTCAAACTCACTTGACATTTAATGACATATGATGAACACTAGGTCAACAGAAAAGTCAAACTTTATTGACAAAAGGACAAAGCATGATTGAAAAGGATTTGAGACGCTTAGTATATAAGCTCGACCTTAAACATTCTACCAAGTTCACACTCTTAGGTATTATACAGCGTGTAAACTGGGAGTCTTGGAGTGGGCCTGTATCTGTTCAAGACATATGTAATGACATGAGCTTAAAGAGTCGTACAGTATCAAGAGGATTAGCTGAGCTTGCTAAGCTCAATATCATCACTCGACACGCTACACTTAGAGCAACACCAGAAGGTAAACAGTATCACCACCGAGCTATTAACCAGATCAATATATCAGTGATTATTCAAATGGTTGATGTTGACACTAAAGCTCTACCCCATGTCACTGCTGACAGTACCCCTAAAGCTCTACCCCATGTCACTGCTGACAGTACCCCTAAAGCTCTACCCCATGTCACTGTTGACAGTACACCTTCTGTCAGTGATGACATAGTGCTAAGCCTACCCCCTGTCACTCTTGACAGTACCCCCTATGTCACTCTTGACAGTACCCCTTCTGTCACTGCTGACAGTACCCCCTATGTCACTCTTGACAGTACCCCTTCTGTCAAATTGGCAGACATTACAACTAAGGAGATAACAACTAAGGAAACAATAAAGGAAAACAATAATAATACAGCTGAGATTGATCTTAGTAAAATTAAGTCAGCAGATGAGCTGGGACTGTCTGAGAGAGAGAGAGCAGTAGTCATCTCATCGCGCCTAGAGGGTCTATCAGAGACTTTCTTAATCAAAGCAATATTAGACGCGCGAAAAAGTAACGGGGGCTCAAAGCTACAATACAGAAGAGATCAAGAAAAAAGATCCACCCGTTCAGAGTCAACTTGCAATCCATACAAACTATATTAAAGGAGAGAATCTATGCCACATGGATTTACTAAACTAGGTGATTCAGAAGCAATCACTAGACTACAGAATCAAGTAAGACAATTTAAGGCCTCTTGGCAACTCAGAGAGAAACCAATAGCAGACACGCAAACCAGAACATTACTAGACTATAGTCATCTGAACGGGCAGAATCTAGAAGATAATGGCATGGTAGAGCGCAAAGCACCACGCTTTACAGTTACCTTGCCTAATTATTGTGGTAGATGTGATGATGGCTTTCTAAGAGTAGATCGTACTACTACAAGGATGTGTCCTTACTGTGAGATACCACGTAGACGAATCAAAGCACTAAATAAACTGAATTTACCGGCTGGCGCTGTGGATATGCATCTAGACAAGTATGAGTGGGATAATCCACTACAAGAGCAAGTCATTAACCAGCTCATAGCCCACATGATAAACCCAGAAGACAATCAAGGGCCTGGTGCTTTCATGTATGGGCAACCTGGTAATGGTAAAAGCTCCATACTCTATGCTGTGGCTAGATGGGCTTGTTTGGCTGGTCATCGCGTCATCTACTCTACTCATGATAAGTTACTAGAAGACATTAAAGACAACTATGATTCTAAGCGACATAAAGACCCGGTAGAATATTGGCTGTTTGGGTATGGCAATAAGAGAAGGACCATACTACTACTCGATGAGATAGGCGGTAGAGGTGGATCAGGCAGTAAGTCAGCTTGGATGGTGTCAAGGACCAATGAAATCATCGGTAAGATACATGATTACTGGCAAGGTGGCCAACTCTGTGTATTGATGACAACTAATATTCACCCTCAGCAACTATTCTCAACTCTACTCAATCCAGCTAGTGAGGATCGTTTACTTCAGATGCTGACACCCATTCAGATGGTAGGCCAAAGCAGGCGCACCGGGTCAAATCGTGCAGCACTCAGAGCTAAGTGGGGTTTGAGATGATTGACGGGCCATATTATTATATGAGCGAAGAGACTAACTATGAAGTGTTTGTAGTCGACTCTAAAGAGACAATCAAAGTTATTTCATCACCATTTTTAGAGGGTTCTGGGCAATGGATATGGCAAGTTACAACCGGTGATGCAATAGTACACAGCTCTGATTATAGTGAGCAGACAAGCTTTAGAACTCACTATCTAAGCCTCTATTATCAAGCTGTATTAACTACATTCAGACTTAGAGAGAATGGTTCAGTACCTAGAATTGTTGTGTACATCTGCTTGTGAATTGACTATTACTTATGTGTTCAAGTAAGTCTCACTCCCCTTGAGAATTGCTAAAAGCCAGTAGTTTCTTATGAGTTCTACTGGCTTTTATTTTTTGTGTTGACTTCAGTTACAGTCTATCTCATCATCAGTAAGTTACCCTATTGTCATTCACCCTTTCTTTTCTTTTAACGTCCGAAAGGACAATGAAGGTTAAGCGGACTCAATTTACACTTATCTCACACGAGTGATGAGAAGGTAACACTTGGTGAGTTCAATTATCTGGCCTCACCTTTATTTTTTGTAGTACTGAAAAGAATTGTAAACAATTTATTGACTCAACTTTTGAGGCTGTTATGATGGCCTTGACCTCAGGCTTATTTTAAACCATTTCGTATTAAGCTAAATGTTTAGAGAGAGACCCTAAAGCCTGAGGTCATTTTAAAGGAGAGACAAATGCAGTCACTCACAAAAGTTGTAGGACTACGCTTAACACCTGATGAATACGCCTGGCTAAAGTCAGCGGCTAACTCTCATCAATGTTCACGCGCTGCACTAGTCAGAGAGGTATTACTAGAGTATCGAGAAACTAGAGCCAGAGGTGGGGCTTGTGTTCAAGTGGTCTCAAGAAGAATTGGAAGACGAAAGAATGATTAACACTATTACATTGGTTGGGAATCTTGGCAAAGCTCCAGAGCTAAGGATCACCAATAACGGCAAACAATACGCCTACTTTTCAGTAGCTACATCTGAAAATTACCAAAAGGATGGCAGATGGGAGAAAACTACTGAATGGCACAATATTAAGGTTTGGGGACAATCAGCAGATAGAGCAACAACACAGCTTAAGAAGGGCTCTAAGGTCTATATCGAGGGTAGTCTAAAAAGCTATGCACCAAACCCAGATGAGCCTAATAATAGACGCTGGGAAGTCATCGCTAAAATGTGGAGGTCGCTAGATCCAAAACCAGAGCACTCAGGAGATTGGAATCAGTCACCAGCTGCACAGAATAACCAGTGGACTAATCCAGGTGAGCTTATGCCACCTTCATGGGGTAACTAATTTAAAGGGGACTTACTTTGAACGCTAAGAAAAACAAAGAACCAAGTAAAAAAGGCAAACATAGAAAAGACAAACAACATATTGAAAAGATAAGAGAGGGCATGGGGATTGGGTTACAGCTTGAATCAAGCATTTTTGAAATGTTAAATCTTTATTGGGCTGAAGTTATTTTAAATGGAAATGATGTTTATAAAAATATGTCGTTTCGTGGTGATTATAGCCACCTTTCAAAAGAAATATCTCAACCCCCTATGGATATGAACCTAATTGGGTACCATGTGGAGATAAAAAGTAAAAGAGCCTCTCCTTATCTTACAAAAAAAGAGAGAATTGCTAATAATTGGACTTGTTTTGATGAATATATTGCTCAACCTCCTGGCTGGGCCGAGTTAGACTTTAAGCATTTAGAAAAGATTCCAAACTTCAGTAATTTTACTAAAGAACTGGATAAAAAGGCTAAAGCTACTGAAAAAACTCAAACTGGTTTCTTTATTGTTGGTACTTATTCAAAAAGTACCTCTGAGATGGTAGGGAAATGTAAACAAATACATTATCCTCTATCTTCTTTTAACTGTAAAAACTTTATTAGATGCTATGATGGGTTTGTTATTGGAACCATGAAAGCAGATGGAAAAGGAAAACCTTACTGGCTACCAAGTCTAATTAGATTAACATCTAATCAATTCCTTAGTTTTTTCCCTATTTGTTTCATGCCTTATCAAATTAGATTCGATAAACGCTGTCGATTAAGACTCAAAAACCTCTGCTCAGAAATTAATGACTGGTGCAGTGAGTTCTTTCGTTTATATGATGACTACACTTATTTATTTGATGATGGTAGTGTTGATTTTACGCAAGCAGATGAACAATTATTAGGTAAACGTTTTAATGATTTTTTATTTGGTAACTATTCTCATCTTGTTTCCTCACTGAATGGAGAAAACCTTTTAGAAATTGGCTGTTCTCAAGAGTCATCAACTAAGTCAAACTCTATAATAGGATGTAGTATTCTTTCATCTTGGCATATCTTTTTTAAACAAGGATATGCTGGTGAGAAATCTATACGTTTTATTCTAGGCTTGTGTGATGATCCTCTCTTTACTAAAAATACTTATCTATTTAATGTACTTGAATTAACCCCCGAGCACATATCTTCTATACATTTAAAAAGGCCCACTATCTTATTTACAAATGTCAAATACACTAAGGAAGATTTGTTAGAGAAGTACTTAGTAGAGAGAGAAAATTGGGTTTTTCATAAGTTCACAGCTAAAAAAGGTTATGAATACTTAGAGGATGTATTCAGCCATTTTACTGTTCTTATTGAATCGCTAGAAGCTAAATATGCTGATTATACTCTAGAGGCTTATTGACCATGAACGAGCGAAAAGACGACACCATCCAAATACTAGAACGCTTAAAAAAGTTAATCGTACTCTCTGCTAAAGATCATGATGCTAAGATAGCTAAACACTCTGAAGAGCTCATGGCCCACATTGAGAAAGTGCTGCAAGAGGCTAGGCATGGTCAGCGTCGGGACTGAGCTTTATCTAGCCAGAGAAGTTCTGTTTGTTAATCCATCTTATCTTAGGTGGAAGAATAAACCACCAGGTGAAATCACTTGGCCACAATTCACTAAAGTGACTCTGCTACATCCCAATTGGAGGATAGGAGAGGACAAGTTTATTAGGCAGTCTAAGAAGCTGAGAAACTTAGACATGGTAGTGGTGAGCTTGTCAGGTCAAAGAGTGTTTATCGAGCGTGATATATTACTTACAAGGGCGCAGGCGGTGGTTATTAAGCGTCAACAAGGGTAATATATAAATAAACAAACTATACACTAACGTGAGCGCGCTATGACTAAGAACAGAAAGACCAGAGAACTCTTACTAGACAATCTAAGAACCGGTATGAGTATTAAGGCGGCTTGTAGTTTGAGCCTCATTAGTCGAGGTACTTACTACCTATGGTTAGAGGAAAGTGAAGAGTGGAGAGCTGAGGTTGAGGAGGCTATTGACTTTGCAGAAGCTGTAAACGTGGCGAGAATCAAAGCTTTAGGTGATGAGCGTGGAGACTGGCGAGCTTATGCCTGGTTGCTGGAACGTAGGCACCCAGATAGATGGGGACCGAAGAGAGAGATTGAAATCACACAGAGCAAAGCTAACGCAGGTCAAAACATGGTCCTCTCTATGTTAGAGCAGACTGACGAACGGCTAAAGGCTGAGCTTAGAGAGGAGAGCTTAAGTGAAGACACAACCGAAGACTCTGACAAAGATTAAGCTTAAAAAGCTGTGGCATTTCGCAAGCTACTTTCAAGAGAGCTATCTCATCATGAATGGGGAATATTCAATCATAGCTGAAACTGATATTAGTGATGGGTGGGTAAGAGGTTATGAGCGTACACTGTCAATAGAGGTAGGTGCTTTGGTGCTTATCTTAAAGATTAATGACGCTGGCTTCTCACACTCTGAGCGTTGGAAAGTTACCGAAGATGGACTCATTAAAACTTAATGAATTGCAACTAGACATTATCACTCAGATCAGAAAAGAGAATAAGATCATAGCCGCGAGATGTGGATGGGGGTCCGGTAAAACATCGGCTTTAGTCTTGTCTCTGCTAACTATCAGCCACATTCGACCCGGTACCAGCTCTCTGTTAGTTACTGACACAACACCACGCTATAACTCTGTATTGATGCCTGAAATCGAGAAGTGGTTAGCTCCATTAGGATGGACTTACAATCACACCCTCAAACAATGGTCAGACCCTGAAACCGGGTCCACTGTTTGGACTAGGTCTTACTATCGGCCTGGTACTAGGGATGCTACACACAATCCACTAGAAGGTTTAAATGTAACTAGTGGTGTATGCTTGATTGATGAATGCCAAACACTTACTGAAGAGGTAGCCCACAAAGCCTTAGGACGTTTAAGGAGTGGTCCTACTCCCATCATGATATTGGTGGGTCTACCGGTGGCTGATGCCTGGTGGTGTCGATTAGCTGAGAGAAGTGAGTGTAAGCCTCTACTCTATACAAGCTATGTGAATGAGGCTAACCTGAGTCAAGAGTGGTTTGAAGCTACCAAGTTACTACCAGAGGCTGAGCGCCTAGCAATGGTCATGAATCAGCCTAGACCCCCATCAGGTCTAGTCTATAATGAGTTTGACCCGGCCAAGATGGTCCTCGATGATTGGCAGTATCAACCCTCGATGAGTTCAAGGATTGCCATTGACTGGGGTTTTAGAAAACCATCTGTGCTTATCATCTGCCATGATCCACTATTAAAGGCTGATATAATTGCAGCAGAGATTAACCCGGCTGAAGTCACTATCGAACAACTGGCACAGCTCATTCTCTCCATTGCTTGGCCTCGAAAAACTAAGGGGAAGGCACCGGGTCCTAGAATCTGGTTAGACTCTGGATGTGCTGATAAGGCCGGTAAAGCTCGAAATGATCAGACTGGTGCCAGTGCTTTTAGAGCGATGAGACTACCACCGCCTAAAGGTTTAGGTATGCCTCTGAGGTCTAATACTGACCCTATCAGAACTGACATCCTCAATGGTGTGCAGCGTTTAAAGAGAGCATTTAGTAGAGGTCAATACTTGATCACTAGAGAAGTATGGGACGCTGGCGAACGTTCAACTAATAACTCAATTAGAAAGGCTCTACTTACTTACAGCTGGGAACCGCGACAAGAGAAGCCTAAGAAGGATGGCAGAGAAGACCCACTCGACGCGCTTAGATATGACTGTATTATGTGGCGTTGGGATGATGATGTTATAGTTGACCAAAGACGCTATCAAACGAGGCAAGGCGTTAGATCTAGAAAAGTGAATGTAGGTGGATCTAAGAAAAGGAGCTTTTAAGGTGCAATATTTAGGAGGCAAATTTAGAATAGCTAAAACTATTGTTCCAATAATGGAGAGCTTTAGAACACCAGGCTCTGTATGGGTTGAACCTTTTATGGGGTCTTGTAATACGTTGGCTTTAGCTTCTGGTGATAGAATAGGTAATGATATTGATTATGAGCTAGTCAGTTTATACCAAAAGTGCACTAATGAAGGCTATCAACCACCAGAAAATGTGGATAAAGACTTTTACTTAAAAGTTAAAGAAAACCCCTTAGATTATCCTCCTGAACTAAGAGCATTTATTTCTATTGGCTGCTCTTTTGCTGGCTTAAAGTGGGGAACGTTTGCTAGTAATAAAAAAGGAGAAAGTTACTCTCAACAAGCCAGAAATAGTTTATCGAGAAAGTCTAAACTTTTGAAAGGGACTAAGTTTTACTCTAAGTCTTATCAGGATTTAGATATACCTCCAAAGTCTATAATATACTGTGATCCTCCATATGAAGGAAGCGCCGGTTATACTGTAAGTTTTGATAGTGTAAAGTTTTGGAATTGGGCAGTAAATAAGTCATTAGAGGGGCATATTGTATGGGTGAGTGAATACTCATGTCCTTTAGATATTGAACCTCACTGGAGTTTGAGCACAGTCTCTACATTGGCACAATACAAACAAAAGAAAGTTATTGAAAAGCTCTACCTACTTACACCAGGTGCAGAGTTTCAATTGTCTAGTTATTAGCCAGCCGAAAAGGAGAAAACTCTAATGGAGTACATTTATGACGATGACATTGGTGGTGTGGAGCTGGTAGCTACGATGGGTAATGATGCTACACCGGCTCATAGTGCTAGAGTAAGCTTTGCTAAGCTGTCTCATTCTGGTGAGCTTAATGAGCGTGATGAGAAGTTGATTAAGTTCTTAGCTAATCATCAACATACTTCACCTTTTGAGCACATCACAGCCACATTCCTTTTGACTGTGCCTCTGTTTGTGAGGTCACAGATTCAGCGTCATAGGACATTCTCTTACAATGAGGTGAGCAGGCGGTATACTTCAGAGCGTATTCAGTTCTACTCACCCATCTGCATCAACAAACAAGCACAGTTAAATCTACAATGTTCATCTAATGAAGAGGTACATCAACCAGATGAGGCCAGAGATATTATAGACAGTATCAGCAAACTCACAGAGGCGGTATACTTCAACTTACTAGATCGTGGTGTTTCACGTGAAACGGCCAGAACAGTCTTACCAGTTAATCTTTATACTTCGTTTTGGATGACCGGCAACTTACTGAACTGGTCAAAGTTCTTGAGGCTCAGATGTGATGATCATGCTCAACTAGAGACCAGGTTAGCCGCTATAGCTATTAAAGAGCTATTGCTTGAACGTTTCCCGGTTAGCTTAGGTTCACTACTATGAGCAAACATAAACACATTTGGACTAAGATTAGAATGAGTCAACAGTTGGCACAGGCATCACCATGCCCACGAGCTAAAGTTGGAGCTATGTTATTTCAGCCAGACACATGGGTGACTTTAGCAGATGGCTACAATGGGGCACCTAGAGGTGGAGGTGATTTATGTGGTGGAACTATCTGCCATCGAGATGAGCAAAAAATTGTTAGTGGTACTAAGGTAGAGGTTGGTTGCCACCATGCAGAAGCTAACGCCATTTGTAACGCGGCTAGATATGGTCATGCTACTAAAGGCGCCTGGTTAGTTGTAACTAGACCACCATGCTTAAACTGTGCAAAGTTAATTCATCACGCTGGTATAACTCAGGTATACACTACTAAGCATGATCGAGATTCACCAGGCTGTGCTTACCTCATCGAGCACAATATCAAGGTGATCAGCTGGGAGTAACCAGTGGAGCAAGAACACTATCAAGAGAGACTGTTAGCCATTGTATTACTAGACCTCATTGGCTCAACTGACTTTGTAAGGCGAGTTGGTGCAATGAAGGCGGCTGAATGGTTACAATATCATGATAGACTTAGTCGCTCGATGCTCTACAAGTTCAATGGTAGAGAGATAGATAGATCAGATGGTTTCCTCTTGTCGTTTGAACGTCCTATTGATGCCCTTAACTTTGCTCTCAACTATCAGAAGACAATACCAACTAAAACTCATCTAGGTGCTAGAATAGGTATACATTGGGGCCAAGTGATTGAAGTAACACAACATGAGTTACTAGTGCTCTCAGGAGCTAAACCGATTGAACTAGAGGGACTAAGTAAGAACTTAGCGGCTAGAACTATGTCAATGTGTCAAGCTGGCCAGGTACTACTAACTAAGCAAGCTTTCCAGGTCATTAAGGGACGCGCTAACCCCCATACACCGAAGGGTACTAGATATGCTTGTGTTGGTCTCTATCAGTTTAAAGGTGTCAGACAACCTCAGACTATTTATGCGGTGGGTGTCACCATCGAATCACTACAGCCTCCTGAAGGTAATGAGAAGGTTAAGAGGATAGGCGGACCGGGTAAAATTAAATCTAAAGCTAAACATAGAAGGCTCAAAGAGTGGGCATGGTGGATACTGTGGCGATCATTCTGGTTGAGCTTAGGGTATATCATCTGTTTACTTTACCCCTTTATTAAACAGTGGCTTAAGGAGTGGTTAGATGAATGAAGAGTATGAAAAAAATAAACGTGGCTGGTGGTTCTCAATCTTCTTTATGCTGTTAGTGATGGGGCTCATTGTCTTCTTAGCCAGAGTTAGCATAGTAGATGAGAATCGTGATGTGCTCGTTGGAATACTCGGCATGATAACGGGCTCAATCTCTTCAATGATTGCCATAGCCAGCGGGCGGGATCCATCTGAAGTTGAAGATCTTAAGGATAAGCTAGCATTTCAGGAGTCTGATAGAGCTGCACTCATAGCGCGTTTAAGGGATGCTAACATCCAGATGCAACTCTTGAGAGAACAGCAGGCGGCTTTGCAGTTTGCTATTATCGAGCGTCTAAGCGTTCTTAATGGTTTTGAGCATCCTGCTAATGATGATGAGGTAAAACTACCAGAAGTAGTTGATCAGTGGCTACCAGCACAGCCAGAGTCAGAAGACTAGACAACTGTTCAGTAAAATAATATAATAGGCTCAATTTTAATCAATCACGTTGAAGGGTTGGCTATGTCTAATCCCCATGATGATGGTAAGGCTCCAAGACACATTAGAGCCCTATCGCCACGATTCAGAACTAAAGGCATAAGCGGAACCCAATTAAACGGTGGAGTGATTTCTAAAGAGAGCAACCCACAGCTCACCGGCCTCAACTGGGTGCAAGAAGCTGAAGATATGCTTAGAACTGACCCGATAGTCAGACGCTCATGGCATATGCTCAGACAAACTCTGCTCTCTGCCACTTGGAGGTTTGAGCCTGGTGTAGAAGGTGACATAGTAAGCGAAGAGTTGGCCAGGTACGCCAACGAAGCTTTTGGTTTTGATGGTAACAGCGGTCAAATGATAATGAGCTGGGAAGACCAACTTAGTTATCTATTTGAGTTTGTCCCAGTTGGTTATCGCTACGCTGAAGAGATTTACAAAGTAGGCCCAGACTCTACTGGCAAGGTTAGAGTGTGGTTGAGCCACTATGCAGATAGAGAACCTTCAGCACATTCAAGATGGCTATCGAGGGATGACCAAAACTTAGATGGTGTACTACAAAACATGGTTGGTTCTGGTAAAGTTCCCGAACCTATCCCAGCTAATAAACTATTACTCCTCACGCTAAACAAGACCGGCTCTAATTTTGAAGGTGTGGGAATGTTACGCCCAGTTTGGTGGTGGTGGCGTACTAAACAAAGAGTTAGTAACTTGATGTGTGTTGGCTTAGACCGTTGGGCGGTGCCTACTCCTAAAGTAGTTGTAGACCGTTCTACAGCTGAGTCCATTGGTTTAAGTGATGGTGACATCGACGCTATGATTGATGATGCAGAAGCACAAGCACAAGCCTTTATCAGTGCTGAGCAAAGCTATCTAGTAGAGAACGCGGCTGTTAAGTTTGAGACGTATGCAGCACAGCCAAATTTGTACGCAGATGGCCCCATTAACATCATCACTAAATGTGATTCACAAATTGCAGCGGCCTTTCTAGCTCAGTTTGCCGATTTAGGCAATACTGAAACTGGAGCTAGATCAGTGGGAGAAATTCACTTATCAGTGTTTAGGCGTGCAGCCATTAACCTATGCGACTTGGTCGCGGCTCAAGTAAGCGGACCTGATAGGCGTGGAGGTGGTACAATAGGCCGGTTGATTCGCTGGAATTATGGGGCGGTGGATCAAAGCAAATTACCTCGATTAGTTCATACTGGCCTTGATACTGATGAGTTAGCTGAGTCTCTTCAGATGTTACCCGGTCTAGTCCAGTCTGGTCTTATCACGCCTGATGATGAACTAGAGAGAGTTATCAGAGCTAAGTTAGGAGCCGGTGATTTACCTGAGGATGCTCAACGCTCACCAATGTTAAGAGTATCTAGCCAAGGTGGATCCGGTGGAGTGTCTGCACTTGCTGAACAACTTATAGCTAGGAGGCGACATGGTAAAAGCAATTAAGAAGCGTACCCAAGCCCAAACACCAGCACCAAAGAAAGACCGAATCAAAGGAAGTAAGGCGAACCCTAAAGGCTCCGCCAGTGGGTCACGAGGTGGCATTGAGATCAGTGAGCAAGCTACCAAAGCTCTAGAGAACATGAGAGACAAGCATAATGCTAAGTTCAAGGCGGCTAAGCGTCGAGTTGATCTAGGTGCACTCAAAGCCGTTTATAGACGTGGAGCCGGTGCTTTTAGTGTTTCTCATCGGCCGGGCATGACTAGAAATCAATGGGCTCTAGCAAGGGTGAGAACATTCTTAAAACTGGTAGCTACTGGCCAGCGTAAGAAGGCTTACACCAGTGATTTAGACCTACTGCCTAAAGGACACCCACAGCACAGAGAAGCCCAAAAGAAAACTGAGCTTTTAGCGGTCCCTGATAAATACTCTCATATCGACTTTACACCACCTAAGGGTGCTCAAGATGCTGGTAAGCGAGCTTTAGAAGTTAGAGCATCTAAGCCACAATCCCAGCGTGGTATGACTAGTGTAGGCATAGCCCGAGCCAGAGACTTAGCCAACGGTAAAGCGATGAGCCCAGATACAGTTAGACGGATGCTCAATTACTTCACCAGGCACGAAGTTGATAAGCAAGGCTCTACTTGGTCTGACCAGGGTAAAGGCTGGCAAGCTTGGCACGGTTGGGGCGGTGATGCTGGCTTCTCATGGGCTAAGAAAGTAGTAAGACAAATGAACACAGCTGACTCTAAAACTAAAGCTTTGAGAGCACTCTCAGAGTCTTCAGTATTTGCATATAATATACCTGAAAACCTCACAGTAGGCCGACCATTTAAAACCTTAGGTCTAGGTCAAGTCTCATCTAGGATGAGTGGTGAGAACGTTGGCAAAGAAATTAATATGTCTATGCTGGCTGAAATGGTCAGAGTATTTAAAGAGCGTAAAGACCAGGACCCAGTGGTTATTGATTGGCAGCACGCAACCTCACCCTATCAAGGCGGGTCACCAGCTCCACCAGAGTCAGGGAACGCTTTAGGTTTAATCATCGACTTAGAACTAAAAGAGGATGGGCTTTATGCAATCCCAGCATACAACGAACGCGGCTTAAAAGTTGTGAAAGATGCAGGTGGTGTATTGTGGAGTTCTCCAGAGTTCTTAGCCGGTGAAGTCTATGACCGTTTAGGCGGTGCTAAAGTTGGTGATGCTCAACTCTTAGCCGTTACTTTAACGCCTAGACCGGCACAATCACATGACCAAATTGACAGGGTCATACTAAATGAAAGGCTTGAAATGGATAACATTGAAAGTATGTCTACTGATGAGCTTAGATCTATGCTCATTGCAAAAGATGAGATGGTCAAAGAACTTGAAGACCAGATAAAGAAAATGAAGCAAGATTCTGAGGCATCCATGCGTAAAGAGCATGATGAGGACGATAAAGAGAAGATGGCCGAATCTGAAGACGACAAAGAGAAGATGGCCGAATCTAAAGACGATAAAGAAAAGATGGCTGAAAAGAAGGATTACAAGATGAGTGAGCAACTATCACCAACTTTGTTATCTGAGATTAATGCACTCAGAGAGAATAACGCTAAGATGAGCGCACGAATTGAAGCGATTGAAGCTGAGAAGGCTGAGATTGAAAAACGTGAGGCTGTTGGAGCTTTGTTGCGTGATGGTCGAATCTCACCAGCTGAAGAGACTGTAGCTGGTAAAGCTTGGCAACTCAGAGAGCTACAACCGGAGTTCTGGCAGATGTTTAACGAGCGTAGCTCAGGCTCAACAGTACCACTCTCTGAGGTGGGGCATGGTGCTAGCCGTCGTGAGATTAATAAACGTGCTCTAGATGCTGAAGTAAAGAAGCTATCCAAAGAAAAGAGCATTTCATATTCAGAGGCGTTAACTCAATTCAGAGCTAATAACGCTGACTTCTATAATCAAGTGTTTGGAGGCTAATCATGGCTAACACAGATAATCTTGTAAGTTTTGTCTCTGCTGAAGCTATCACAGAGTATGCTATTGTTTCACTCAATGCGGCCGGTAAGGTCGTGATCACCACCGCGGCCACAGATGAGAAAGTTGTTGGTGTGGCTCAGCGTGCTTGTGCATCTGGTGAGTCTGTTGAGGTACTTGTAAGCGGTATCACTCGCGTTATTGCTGGTGAGTCAATTACATTTAGTTCAAGCCCTATTCTCTCAGCGACCACAGCCGGAAAAGTGCAACCTTGTGAATCAGGTGACACCACCTTTTACCCCATCGCTAGAGTTATCCCAAATATTAATCAAGTCTCAGCATCATCAGGTGACCAGATCAAAGTATTGTTTGTTGGTCCTACCAGCCTTAATGCTTAAGGAGTTAAAACATGGCACGTTCATATTCTAATTTACATCCAGTTGATGAGATCTTAAGCAGTCTAGTTGTCGAGGCTGTGCCTAGTGATAACCAACTTATTGCTGACAAGGTCATTGAAAACATCACTATTCCAGAGCGATCAGGGACTCTACTTTTAGAGGAGACTCGAAACTTTATGGGTGCAGGTGCTGGCCTCGATCTAGAGCGCGCTCCAGGTGCATCACGCACTACTATTGGTGGTTTCGATCGTACCTCTACTACATTCAAAGCTAAGATTTACGCGGCTTCTGATTCTATCGCGATGGAAGACATTTTTGACAGTCAGTATCCCGGAAGTGAAGAACAACGAATGGCTCGTAAAGTTAGCAGAGTAATGAAGCTAGCTAGAGAGAAACGCTGTGCTGATGTGTTGTTTGATAGTACAGCTTTCAACTCTTCAACACCTGCTACTAAGTATAATGCGACAGGTGCTGAGCCTCTAACAAACTTACATGAGCTTAAAGACACAGTCTTCGCGGATGCTCATGGTATTAACCCTGACACCATGATTCTTGGTCGTGATGTATTTCGAGTGTTAGCGCGTAACCCTGAGGTTAGAGGTTATGTAGGTACCAGTGGTCAAGGTATTGCGGCTGGTAACAGAATCTTAAATGATGAGGCTGTAATTGCTGTGCTTCGTGATGTGCTTGGCATCCCCAATATCTATGTTGGGCAAGCTCGACAAGATACAGCCGTACCAGGTGCTACATCTTCAGAGAGTTATATTTGGAATGGTGAGACCATTTTCATGGGTATCTTACGTGGTTCTGATGCTATTGTACAAAAGTCAGGTGGCGTCAAGGCTATGCCTGTGGCCGCTTTAAACTTCCAGTTTGGCAACATGGTTGCCGGCCAGTATGACAGTCTAGATAAAACTCGCCGTTATGTTTACGCTGAGGAGGTGCAATCATTCCAAGCGATTGATTCTACACTAGGTCACGTTCTTACAAACACGTTAGCCTAATGTTTACTTGTGTTAGCTGTGGCCAGCTCTTAACCACTCAGCACACTCACTTAAGTGAAGATGACGCTGATAAAAGGGCGATTGATGATCTAGGCAGACAAGCTAAAAGCTTATCTGGTCCTATGGCTACACTAACTAGAGCTAGGCGTGACCAGCTCATTGCAGAGGTATCAGCTGAGAAGTCTTTTAAGACTGCTTTAAACAAAGCCCGTAGGCAACTCATCACTACTTTAGAGATGGCCTCAGTATCTCAAGATCCAATGCTTCTGTTATCATTTGATGATGATCAACTACTAGATTTAATCCTTAGAGGCGGCTTAGGTTTAGCAGTTGAAGACTTTATCGACAATCAAGAGCGTATCAGATCAGCGATAGAACGCTCTTTAGAAGTTATAGAGCCTGACTTTAATTTAAATAATCTACCTCAGTTAGACCTTATTCAAGGTCAAGCTGTGGCTCAGGTGTTTGAGGATGTAATCCTACCAGATACTAAGAGAGCAGTGAGGGACGCACTAACATCTATCACGCTTGATATACCGGCCTCTGTTGTCTTCTCAGATCTCAATGAGCGTCTTAAAAAATCGGTAGGTAGACAGCTCACAGAAGTTAAGACTACTATTTCTCAATATGGTCGCTCGATTAATGCAGCGGCGGCGGCGGCGGCTGGTTTAAAGAACTATCTCTACACTGGGCCTATGGATGGCTTAACTAGACCGTTCTGTATTCCATTAGTGAATAAGGTGGTGACTGAGAAGCAGATGACCAGGTTAAACAATGGTCAAGGCTTAGCGGTAAAGACCAGTGGAGGCGGCTATAATTGCCGGCATAGTTGGTCACCTGTATCAGAAGGCTTTATCATATCAGCAGACCTAGACCGAGCAACCCAAGCCGACATATTAGCGGCTAATAGTAAAAGGGCTAAAAGACGATGAGAAAAGGTGTAACTAATCAAGCTTATAGGTTCGTGTGGCATCCACCAACACCATACACTGATACACCTACTTTGACAGTGGGGTTTAGCTCTACATTCAGTGGAAACTTTACACAGCTTAGAGCAGATGCAACAGTAACAGCAGTGGCCAATGATAGACGGACTTTAACTTTATCCGGTGCGGTGGCTACTGCTTTGGAGCGTGATGAAGTTAGAGCATTCCTTAAAACAGATCGTGACACCTGGTATTCAGTTCAAGTAAGTAGGTTGGGTGGTACTACTGCTATTTTGTCAGAGCCTCTACCCAGAGAGCTAGACTTAAGCTCATCTGCTACACTCAATTTTGCTTCTGCTTATGTTGATATTACTGATAGTTCAACCGGTGTAAGTGGCCTTTATCCCTACACCATTAGTTACACAGATCAATCCGGTGTTAAGCGTGCTGAGAGTGGCCTACTAAAGATCACTCCTCGCCCCTTCGATACTGGCCTAGATCATGACCAGCTCGTTGCTCGATTTCCATCACTAGCCGACATGGTACCTAGAAGACAATCTGACTTCTTACCACAGATTAAAGCTAGTCTAGATGAGCTGATCTTAGATATTAGAGATCATGTCATTTCTGATAATGTGACTGAGGACGAAGTATTTAATCAAACCTCATTCATTTCAGCCCATGCTTATTGTACAGCGGCTTTAATTTATGAACTCTCATTACAATTAGACGTAGCTACTGCTATGAGAGAACGTTGTGAAGAATTGCTTAATGTGGCTTTGAGGAGTGTTACGCTAGACCTAGATGGTGATGGGGTGGTTGATGCTGGTGAGGAGAATCTTAGGCGGTCCGGTGGTAGCTCCACAGACTTTAGAGCATCATATTCAAGCTATATTAAAAGCCAATATGATACTAACTTCACACCCAAAAGAGCAATGAGACACTAATGGCCGTTAAAGTGAATCTCAACTTACCTAAGTCTCTATGGACTGCTCAAGACTCTCTGACTGTGGCTAGTGATACACTAGCCATGATCAAACTAAGAACAAGTCAAGGTTTAGACGCAGATAGACGGCCGTTTAAGGGGTATTCTACTAGACCTCTCTATGTGGCTAAACGTGGTGCTAGGCTAACACCTAAAGGTGGTGAGCCGACTGAGGATGGTAAGTCTGTGTTTTATGAGGGTGGTTATAAACAGTACAAACACGAATCAAGGCGAAGAGGTGCTGGTGATAGTGCTGAAGTTGACCTGGTGTTATCTGGCAACATGATGAATAACTTGGTGGTGAAGTCAGCGACGGCTAAAGGCTTTGTTATTGGCCTAACTCAGCACGCTCAATATGGTTACCTTGTTAACGCTGATAGAGAGTTCCTAGGCTTAAGTGATCAGGATGTAGACATACTAGTTAATACTATTGATATAGAGCTGAGGAGAAAGCTATGAGTCAGGGTATCAACTCAGCATTAACTCACTTAGAAGATAAGTTAATGGAGATCACACCTAAAAGTGATACTCATCATGGTTTTGTTGCGCTGGCTAGGGCCGGTGGTTCTACTATCCCACTCACCCAGCGTAGTCACTCCACTAGATACTTTGAGCTAGCTATTTCCTCGTTCACTTCTGATGATGGTGCAGCTGGTCTCTCTGGTAGACGTCGAGCAACTATCAATTTAAATGTGCGCTATGATATTCCCCATGATGCTTTATTTCTTCAACGTCTGATTGCTGAAGACGCTGAGAGCTTACTAGTTAAGCTTAAAGGCCCTGAGTATGACTTTGCTAATACTGGTATTGTGTCAGTGATACCAGAACCACCAAGTGTTTTGCCGGTGGATCCAGTAAATGATACTGGTGCTCTACTACTGACTATTCCTTTCATTTTGCTTTACCTGGAGGCGTGACACATGACTGTTACTCACAGATCTCTATCAGTAGCTGTAGAGTCAACTTTTGGTTCTATCAGCTCAACCACTGGTTTACCTGACAACAGTGGGCTCACTTACATTTCAATCCCTTGCGAGCGTGACCCAATTATCATACCTGGCGAACCAGTGGCAAGTGAACGAAATGATGCTAGAGATGGTTCTTACTTTGTACCACCTGAACCAGATACAGTTTATTCAAGTGGGTCTAGGGTTCGCCGTAGAACTGGCCAAGTCGTTTGTAGAGTTGATCTTACAACCATTGGCTCAGGTGCTGATACTTATGCCTCGAATTATCTTGGCTATTTACTGGGCGGTGGCCTCAAAACTCAACTACCGTCTATTGTCGATGGTGACGCGGTTACTGCTATAGCTAGCGTTAACAAGTTTACCCCTACTACCGGTTACGCAGTAGCAGACGTTGGCTGTTTAATCAGTGCTGAGCTTAGCGGCCGGGCTGAATACAGCGCAATCACTGACAATGATGTGAGTGGTGATGTTACTGTATCACCTGCTTTCTCAGCTGGCTTTACTGGTACACCCACTGTTTATCCTATGCAGACCTGGTATATTCCAAGCCGGTCTAATACTGGCACTAAAGAACACTCTTTAAGTTTTAAAGTTGATGGCGTTAACTTTAGGTCATACGCTTACGGCTGTGTTTTAGAATCACTCTCAATCACACTAGATAATGGCCGTCTTATGGGTGAGTTCACTTATCAAGCGGCTCTCATTCAAGATGATCACAGCTCAGCAAGTGGGCCGGTTGAACCAGCTTACAATGATGGCGCGCCCCCATTCTTTAGAGGTTCATATGTTGTTATTAGCAACGGTTCACCGGCTAGCTTAAGCGATGGCACAGTAGGCGAAACACAAGGGCGAGTAGCATTAAGCTGTGAAGACTTCAGCTTGACTCTTACTAACACGCTGACACCACTGGGTCATAGTAATGACATTCTAGCAATGTCTGGTATGGATATAAGTGATGTGAGTGTTGAGCTTAGCTTAACTTTAAGCTCTCCATCTTCAACAGTAGCAGATGATTACTTCAACCGAACAGTAAGACAAGTCCTAGTAGGTACCGGCCCAACTGGCGACGGTAAAGGGTGTGCTCTTATGCTACCAGCGGCTATGCTGACCAATGATCCAAGTGCTTTTGATGTTGCTGGTAATGATATTGTCAGACAGACTCTAACTTATCAGCAAAGTAGATATGCAGGTGATTTTACTACAGAGGCTTATGAAGCCAATGCCGGCAACTCACCATTCAGATTAGGCTTAGGTGTGTAATGGCTCTCTCATTCCTCACGTCATCAGATGCAACTATTGAAGTAGTTGTAAGTTGTGATCCTGAAGTTAAAGCAGACTCTGAGAGTGTTAGTAAGTATTTACAAACTGGCAACCTAGACGAGTTAGAGAACATTGGGAACGCTACCAAGTTTACACTCAAAGCTTTATCACCTTCTGAGAGAGAAGCGGCTGAGGTAAAGGCCGGTGCTATGACCCGTTCAGAACTTGGTCGGCTTCTCTGGGTAGAGGCACCAACGGACACCAAAGAGCGTGCCAGGTGGCACCATGCTTTAAGTGATGATGAGCGTGAGGCTATGAGTCAATATAACAGTTATCTCAATCGTGTTTACATTGAGATGATTAGAGCAGGCCTAACCATGATCGATGGTAAGCCCGGCTCAGTTGATGACATCCAGCAAATTAGACCTGATGCCCATCGAGCACAGACAATATCTGAGTTAGTGCTACACTTGCAGCGAATCAGCCTGCTAGGTACTGAGGGAAAATAGCTCTGGCGGCTTCTGTTTGGCTAGGTCATTCCAGAGGCCGCGCTTGGGATTGTGCCCAATGCCAATCAGATACGAGGCTAAGAAGTCTAAGAGGTAATTGTGGAGGACCGTTTAAAAAAGGTTTACCACAGTCTCAAACAGACGACATTGGGCGGTGGGTGCCTGGCTATCGAGTAGCACCAGATTGTGGTGATGATTTCAGTGATCTTAAGGTAAGATCATGTCCAGTTGCTAGCTCCAACAAACTAGCACCTTTAATCATGGCTTATAGACGACATAGGGCCGGTCTATATAATATCAGTGAAGTCTACCCAAAACCCACTTGTGCTATAATTGAAGCATTAGACACACTACACTATAATTATGAAGCGGCTCAGATTCGAGCTACTGAGAGAGCAAGCAAAGAGGTTTAACATGGCTGAGAATCAGATTGAGATTGAGGTAACGTTAGACGCTAAACAAGCTACAAAAGGTTTAGATGATTTAGAAAGTGCTGGCTCAGCAGTAGGAGAGAGTTTTAGCACAATGGGTAAGGCGGTGGCTACAAGTGGCACTCAACTGGGTGAGGTGATGAGTGGAATAGGTGAAAGTGCTAGTGGTACCGTTGATGCTTTCATAGATTTAGCAGACGCCAGTAGACAAACTGGTGTAACATTTGGTGCTTTACTCGGTCCTATTGGTGCTGTGGCTTTAGCTGTATTTGAGCTTATACAAGCATTTAGAGAATACTCAAATGAGGTAGACGGCACAGCCATCAGAATAGAAGCTTATCAAGCATCATTAAGTGACATCACATCTATAGTTGAAGAGTTAGCAGCGGCCCAAGTTGATCTAACTGATAATGAACTAGAAACCTTAAAAGTTAAGTCTCAGCAAGCTCAGCAACTACTAAATGAAGCTGAGCTATTAAGAGAGAGAAACAAACAAAGATATAATGAGATAGCGATACTAGAGGAAGAATATAAACTTATTGAGGCTGGTGAGGATGCCAGAACGAAAGCAATGAGGGCGATGGGATTAGAAGCTGATAATACCCTCAGGCTCATAGGAATACTTGCTAGAGAGAATGAGATTAGAGCTAAGGTGGCACCCATCGAGGAGAAAGCTTTTGAAAAGATAAAAGAAGGCGGGCGCATAACTGGCGAAGTTGAACGCATGAAAGAAGAGATTCTTAAGAGGTCTCTGCAGGTGAGAGAAGAGATAGCGGCTAAAGAGGCTGAACTAGTAGCACAAGCCCAACTACAAGTACTGAGCTTAGAGGCTACTACTCTGGAGGGTCAGAGAAAGCTCTTAGACGCTCAATTTATGCAGCGTCTATCTAAGCTTAATGAAATGCTAAAAGAGGAGAAGGTGACTAGAGAGGGTTATAGGAAAATCCTTGAAGGTATGACAGCAGAGCATGAGGCTAAAGTCATCAAGATAGAGGAGTCTCATCGTCAAAAGAAACTAGCCAACTTTAGAGCGTATCAAGCCAAAAGATTAGCGGCTGAAAGACAGCTAGCAGCAGAGCAGGCTAGAATTAGACAATTAGAAATAGACCGAATGAGGCTTGATGGTGCTACTGAGATTGAAGTACTAGAGGCTCAATATGATGAGCAAGCTAAGCTAGCCGGTAAAAATCAAAACCTTCTGTTAATCGCTCAAATGAACTTTGAAAACCAACGGCTAAAACTAGAAAAGGATGCCGAGCGCAAACGACAAGAGGCGGCTAGCCAAGCGGCCAGAGATGAAGTTGATAGGGCTAAACAACGTCAAGAGTTTATATTTAACTCGATGGAGTTTGATCTAAACCTTCTAAGCGATGGCATAGACAAGGAACTACAACTTTTAGAATTACGCTATGAGAGAGAGCTGAGGCTTAGAGAGCACTCTGAGGAAGAGATAACAGAGCTAGCGAGAAGACACAGCATAGAGAGAGAACGCCTTATAGAGGCACCCATTCACATGGCTATAGAACAAACAAAAGAGATGGCTAAAAGCTTTTCAGATGGGTTTGCTATTGCGACCTATAACGCTGTGTTATTTGGTGATAGTTTTAAAAATAGCATTGGTGAGGTATTGGTTGGTTTAGGTAGGCAGGCATCAGTTGAAGCATTAATGGAGCTGGCAAAAGGTACAGCGGCTTTATTTTTAAACCCAGTGTTAGCGGCTAATCACTTTAAAGCGGCTGGTGTTTTCACTGTAGCGGCCGCGGCGGCTGGTCAAGCTGGTAAAGGTTTAGGGGGTGGCTCTATGGCAACTCCCCCAAAACCATCTACATCAGCCGGTGGAGGGTCACCAACCGGTTCACCACAAACAGCAACACCAGAACGCACCACAGCGGAGAACACTCCAATGGTGTTTAACATCAACTTTGGTAACTCTACTATTTACGACACTAAAAGAGCGGCTACTGATGCTTTCACTGACCAAGTAATTAGAACCATGTCAAGGCGTAGACGTGGCGCGCCACAGCTACCATTCAGGGGGTAACGATGCCTTTAAATAATCCGGCTCCACAATTTGGACTACTCACAGCTTATGACATGAGAGCTCAATCAGCCACCAAGCTATTTACCAGAGGCTCAACAGCCGTTAACGCGCCAACATTTGGTACTAGTGAAGGTGTGTATGAAGATGCTGTATTTCTCCTCAATGGTCGCACGTCTAACACTACCAACGCGGCCACCAACCAACTACAGAATACTAAGACTTTTGGGTCTACCTGGTCAGCATCAATAACGAGCGACGATAAGATAGAAATCAAAGCTAATGTACAATTTACACTCACTAAGACGGGGAGTGATGACCCCTTAGGTTTTGGATCATCGACTATCACAGCTAGCGCATCCGGTTCTGATTATGTAGTGGTAGCACCACATGACTGGTCGAGGGGGTTACTAGATCTCACTGACACAACATACAGAATAGATGAGTCAGGTGGTGCTAACCAATTTAACTTTCCTGCTATCAAGCTACAGATTCAAGACGTGAGTGTATTTATTAGAGATAGAGCTAGCGTCTCAGATTCTGACTCATTTGGTTTAGACTCGATAGAGAAACTAGATCAAGCTGCACTCAGTAACAGTAATATCACTTGGTCAGTAACTAACGATGGTTATTGTAGATGTTACTATCTGACCTCACTGGGTGATATAACTTGGAATGATAGCACAACCAGAGAGACGCTAGGCTTTACCGGCTTAGAGAGTCCGGTAGCAGATGGCGTCTACTCAGTACTAACATCAACTCATAAAATCGCTGGTGTGCTCATACCATCGAGGCCCTATCAATTTCACCACCTCAAGGTGATGAATGAGAGCCAGAGTAAGCGCAAAATAGGCGGTGGTTATGTCTCTAATCACATAGGGTCATATGTTGCTAGTATGCTTAACTTTGATCTAGACGGACTACTAGACTTAGTTGATGACTATAAGCACTTCTCAAATAGATGGTTACCACTCTGTTCAGCTGGTGAGCGCGTCAACTTTTATCAGTCATGGGGTGATTCTAGGCGAGCCTTAAGAACTGCTCAAATCACCGGTACTCAATATGCTTATGATGACCTCTACACCAGTGAAGATAATGGCGAGTATGGGCGTCTAAGATGCTCGATGATTACTTCAGAGTTTGAGCTGACTTATCCCAATAGACTTAGGCGACGGGTACCGGTAGCAATGGAGCTTGAACACTTATGAGTAATTCATTTACTTCTCCACCAGTACTAGTAGACCCAGCCAGACCAACGGCCGGCCTTACGATTAGAAGTGAGGAAGCTAGCAGATTGGGCGATATGCAGAATTATGCTTTTGCTCACGCTGGCACTCATGACTGTGTAAATCAATTCTGGGATCCTGGCGTGTGGGAATACTCGACTAATAGCATGACTTCAGTCTGTGAGTGGTACATTCCCCACCCATCTGAGGAACACACAGAGTTTAAGCTTAGATTAATGGCATACAGTAATCCGGCTGGTGGTACAGCTCAGATCACTTTAACTTTCCCACTCTCTGGTAACAGTTACAGCTCATCAGCTGTTAGTATTACAGACACGTCAAGATTTAACAGTGTGTTTGATGTGCTGACTGTTACAGTTACAGCGGTGGAGACTGAAACAGTAGCTATACTTACTCTAAAGCTTAATGCACCATCGAGCGGAATAATTGAGGTGGCTGGGTTGGCTGGTAGCTGGACAGCTTTGGGCTCTCCACTGTCAGCCGGTGTGCTAGGTCAGTATGGCCAAGAGTTTATCCCAATGGGAGCTGGTAGGCTAGGCGATGATAAACCACTTACTTCTAGGTTTGGAGTAGACTCACTCGCGAACATAACTGAGCTTAGAAAGCGTGGTAGAGTGCTGCTGAACTGGTCCGGTGTATCAGACTCAGATACTCAAAACTCCATTTTTCAAGCGGCTCAAGGACTAGGTACAGCGGACCCGGCTTTACTCTTTTCTCTGGCTTATTTGAGCTTAGGCATGAACCACAATGATTTAAATGTCGACATTTTTATTAACGTGGCAAATTTATCAAGCGGCTCAATAGAGGTAGAGATCTTTGGCTATCGATTCAACATAACTAACAATGGTTGGTCTAGTTATGGTGTCGACCTCAGGATACCAGAGCATGAGTTATCTAGTGATTTCAGGCTATCTATGTATCGAGTGGGTTTGGAGGAAGGCCAGATAAATCAAGATAATCTGCTGAGTGGTGCAGTCTCTACAACTTCCAACCCATACATTAAAGGTTTGGCTATCATAGCGGTTTAATCATGTTAGTACCTACATCAATTCAACGTCTACCGGATTCTAGAGGGTGTTTTAATGGTGCTCTATTATTCGGTGCTACTGTCAGTCAAATAGCGTCAACACTTGCTCAAGTGACTAGAGTCAAGATGCTAGGTGAGGCGCATTATTATGTAGGTCAGTTGGTACCGTTGAACACTGGTAGACGCTTCATAGTTAGACGTGATGATATTAAGACTAGCACAGTTAACAACTTCCTTTATCAGTCTACACCTATAAGCACCCATTTAGGGTTAGTTATACAGTATGTCACTCGTAACTTTAGCAATGCTCTACCTGTAACACTCGATGTAGAGCTAAGGGATACAGCAGGTAATAGCTATATTGGCACAGTGTTAGACGTTGGTATGAGGATGGCAGAGACTGAGCTACAATCTGACCCTAATACCGCCCTTATAGCTTTTAGCGGTGCTGAATTAATCAGCGCGCCAAGTAACCCAACACCTGATCCACCTAGACCGCTGTTTGTACCATCTGCTAATCGCGGCCAGCTGCTTAATGTGAAAATTACAGCGGGTAACTGCCTGGTATTAGGTTGTCACATCTATGATCTATATCAACCGGAGGTTACACCATGAGCGTATCTAGTGAACATGGCCGGCGAGTATTTGCGCTCCAGGTGGCTGGTTTAGAGTATCGCTATCACTCAAACACACCACCAACCACATCAAGTTTAGATAGTAATGTAGCAACAAGTATACCCTATGTTGACTCAGAGGGTATAATGGGGGTTAGCACCTTCTCAGCTTCAATAGATCCAAGCGGTGGAATCGCTGACTATAGTGCTGTGACTATTACTCTACAGATCAATAGACGCGGTGGGGTTGGTGATCCTGGTATAATATTTGGCAGATGTGGAGCTAGATCAGCCTCGACGAAAGCACAGCTAAGCCAGAGCTTAAATCGTACTGGCTCAATAGCTAGAACCTCATCGAGCTTAACTAGTTTGAGCTACCCTCGACTCTTACACATTGGAGCCGAGACGATAAGAGCAAGCTCAGCAACTTCAACTACTGTGCTTATCTCTGCGCGTGGTGTAGCTGGCTCAGCACGCCAAACTCATTCAGTGGGCTTAGAGGGTTCTTTTGCACCTGAGCTTAGTGCAGAAATCACCACATTTAGAGGTAGACGGGCCAAGTTATTTATGGCTCATAGATTTCCCAATGGGAACACATCAAACTATGTAGAAGTGGTCAATGGTTTTATCTCAGAATCTCCATACGTTGAAGAAGGTGACACTGTATCTATTAGCTTACTACCTCTCACAGCATTAATTGATACTAGCTTAAGTGATAAAGGCATTGGTCAGACTCGACTACTACAAGGTTATCACTACTATGATGGTATTCATGGGAGTAGCTTAGAGTATGCTCTGGGTTTAACTTTTGCTCAACAAAACCTCTCTAATCTACAAGTAACTCCTGACACATCAGGCACCATCACAGCCTCAACCTTCAGCGTGATAGTAGAAAACTTACAGGGTTCTAGCTCATACCTTGCCGACTTTGACACAAGCTTACCTGAGGGGCCTGAGTCAGACGAGTTCCCAAGAGAGCATCCTAGATTCCCTAAATTTAGACGCTCTCAGGATAGCCGTTTTGATAATGATGGTGTGTTCACTAGCACACTAACTTACAACAGTAGTTTACCAGGCTATGACGTCACAGCCGATAATACACCCTCCAACGCTCTAAACGCTAGTGAGATTAGTGCAGCTGAATCACTGCAAATTAGATTGCCATTGGTGGAGCTTAAACAGCACCAGCTAGGTAATGAGGAAGTTAAGGAATGGCCTGACGTTGTTAATGATACGCTGATCAATTCGGGTCCTAGTTCAACCTCAGGTGTAGCCGGTGGGTTTGCTCGATGGCGATTAACACCAGATAACTTAATCAGAGCTGAGAAGTTGAGTGAGTCACCCTTTACAGCTCAGCTCTATCTATGGCCTAATTTTGGGGGTTTCTCAATACTCAGAGAAGCATTAGAAAGATTTGGAGTTAGCCAGCCTCTAAAATGGGGCACTTATGGTGTAAGCCAGCCTTTAAACTCTATAGCGCGTCTAAGTTATCCTCTCAGTTTTACCAGTGGTGATACACCAGTGATACAAACTTTAGGAGATCAAGCACCAACGGAATATTTCACACTGAATATGGCTAGTGCAGAGGCCACAGCAGGCCAGCAGATTAGAGAGCTACCAAGAGCATACTATCAACAATTCGAGGGTGCTATACTAGTAGAGTCTACTCTTGGCCTACCAACCACAGCCACAGCCGGAGAGTTTTATTATATCACAGTGGTGTTCTATGATTGGGATTTAGACGAAACACGACACCAGGTGTTTAAGGTCACTCATGAGAGTACAGCTTTGTTTGGAGGCTCTAATGTTGGTGTATTGCTACACTTGGCAGATGATCACAGACACCTTGACACTCTCTCATTTGGAGATTGGCCAGACAAAGATAGAGCCCTATTGTTTAGAGGTGGTGACTTAGAAGATGAGAGACCAGGTGTAGCTCTCCTTAAAATCTTACAGTCAGGCGGAGGAGATGGGATAAATGGGACTTATGACGTGATGAACATAGGTCTAAACATTCCATCTGCTAATATAGATGAAGACTCATTCTTATCAGTAGATACAGCTTCAACGCTGGTCATGAGTGGTAACATCTTTGGTGATGGTGCCGACCTGAGAAGCATGATTGACAGCCTCCTTAAAACTCTGGGTGCTGTGCTCGTTATGAAGCGTGATGAGTCTACCGGTGACTCAAAACTTTCATTGGTCGCAGTTGGTAACGAGAAGACCAGCCAAAGCACCACAACGATTAATGCTGGTGACTGGTTAGCCTCTACTCCACCAACGTGGGGAATCTATGAAGATATAGTCACTCAGATTGAGTACAACTATGAGTATGACCCGGCTGAAGATAAGTTAACATCTCAGACCATCTTCAATAATCAAGAAGCAATTAGCCGCTATGGAGATGAGCGTTCTAAGATTAGTTTAGAGTTGCCTGGTGTTACGAGTAGGTCGTTTGGTCGAAATGCTGGCGATGTGTTCAACTACTTTCTACCCACATCAAGCCGACTGTTTAACCTTCTGAGCAACCCCTTAAGAACATGGTCAGGCTCGATAGGAACCGGGCCGTCAATCTTCTTAGACGTTGGCTCATACGTTCAAGTCAGCTCACCTCACCTTAGAGGCTACTCAGACTCCTATGGTGTTACAGATGGCGTGGGGATGATTCGGGCTATCAGTCAAGAGTTGATGACTGAAGGTTGTCAGCTTGAACTTATTACCACTGGTCTAAGCCCAGTTAACTGGAATAGCTCAGCGCGTGTATCTGCTATCAGCTCAACTACCTCAGTAACAGTCAACGCCAATGATTTCAGCGGCTCATCACTCTCAGATGCTTCATTCTTTCAAGCTGATGATGTTGTTGATTATGTGCCTAAGGGGGATCATGACTCAGCAATAACAAACCTCACTATTCTAAGTGTGGCCGGTAACCTAATCACCTTCACCTCTAGTCATGGCATAAGCTCGGCCGGTGGTACCATCGAGCCAACCACCTTCGCCAATGCCTCTACTATCCACCAGGAGGATGCATACTTAGCAGATAGTTCTGATAGGTTGGCAGTCTCTACAGATGCTCAGGAGTATAATTAATGAGCAAGCTTACAAAAGCACAGCTAGAGAATCAGCTAGCTGAACTCAAAGCAGTTAATGAAGCGCAAGCACATGAAATAAGAAGACTCGATAGAGCCATTGGTCAAGCTGAACTTGATCGTGATTATCAGCAAGAGAGACTTATTACTAATGTCTCACCATCTGTTTTACCTCAAGTACCAGAACTTATCAGACGAGCATTGTCAGAATGGTCTCAAATTGTAGCTGAACCACCTGGTAAAAACTGGGAACGTATTGATTATTATATTAGGTCTCGTGATTGTCTTGGCTGGACATGGGAAAAGCAGTACACAAAAAATAAACAGTTTGCATGGTGTGGAGCTTTCGCGGCTTACTTTTGGGGCCCTTACCTCAACTTTACAGCACGTCAAAAGATACTACCATCATGTTACAGGCTGTATAACAACTGGGTGAATACATCTCGTAAAGTAGAACCTGAGGAGATGCTACCTGGTGACATTGTTGTCATTTTCAACAGTAACAGAGCTAAAACCGGTGACCACATCACAATCTGTTTAGAGCCACCTTGTAACGGTACCTTCAAGACTTTGGAGGGAAATGCATGGGGTACACTAGGCAACGGTGAACGCGGTGAAGGTGTAATTCAACATGAGCGACCAATGACCCAAGTAGCGTGGGTCTATCGTATTTTAGCGAGTGATTTAGATGAGTAGTGAGCAACCAACTCAATCAGACAAGCTAGGAGGCCGTAAAGCTAGCGCGTTCTATGCTTGTCTCTTAGTAACTTTCATTCTAGCGATTTCCGGCAAAGCTGAGACTCATGTGCTAGGATTAATAGACACCCTATTCTTTATCTACGCTGGTGCCAATGTAGTGGCTAAACGCTACTCACCAGCTCAACCACAACCTCAACAACCTGATTCAAGACTGGAGAAGCCATCATGAGATTAGGCGTTCAATATCCAATTCACGCGGGCGGCTATGCAGCGGCCTATGATGCCTCAGCTGTCAATGATACAGACTGGCACACATTAACAGCCACTGACTTTTATGATGCCCAAACTGGTACACAACTATCAGCTGGGCTTAAATTCGCTTATGTCGAGTTTGTTTCAAGCTCAACCAACACAGTGAGCTTTGCTAAGCTCAGGGCGGCCGCTGGTGCTGGTGATGGTACTGGTAACACTGATGGTGTAATCCCTATCATGGGTTCATACTCTGTTGACGTCCAGGCGCTGGTTGGTGGTGTCAGCGTAACCTCAATCGCATATAAGAAAGCGGCCGGTGGTGACAAGTTCACAATTATAGCCGGTTTCAATAGCTGAGGTGACCAATGACAATCAAAGCTAAAACATTTACAGGCGGTGGTGGTGGAGCTGGAACGGACACACTCGATGATGTTACTGGGCGTGGTGCAACCACCACCAACGCCATTACAGTGGGTGGTCTAAGTGTTGGCACTGCTTACACTATGCCTACCTCAGACGGTTCAACCGGTGAGTTTCTTAAAACAGATGGCTCAGGCAATATCTCGTTTGGAGGTGTTACAGGTGGCTTGACTTATAAAGGCGGCTATAACGCAACCACAGCTACACCTAGTTTAGTCACAGCTTTAAAAGGTGACTTCTATATTGTGAGTGTTGCCGGGTCATTGGCTGGCGTTAGTCTGGCAGTGGGTGACCATATTGTATTTAACCAGAACGCGGCTAACCCAGTCACTTCAGCTATGTTCGACGTGATCGACAATACAGAAGCGGACACCCTCGACAGCGTAACAACTAGAGGCTCAACCACGACTAACACTGTTGGTGTAGGTGGCCTCACTATCAACTCTGCTATCACATTCCCTACTGCTGATGGTGGGGCTAATCAGTTTATGAAAACCAATGGCTCAGGTACTTTATCATTTGATACTGCCTTGACTGCTGTGGTTGATGATACTACGCCAGAACTCGCAAGTGATCTTGATACAGTCGGCAATGGTATCACCTCAAGCGTTGGAGGTTTTAGCCTCACTACCTCAGGTGGAGCCAATATAACTATAGGTGCCGACCTGGTGCCAGTGACTAACAACACAAACAACTTAGGCTCAGAAGATAAGCGATATATCACCACTTTCTCAGACTTAAATGGTGCTGTAAGATTCAAAGCTAAAAATGATTCTGGTGGTACCATAAGCAAGGGTCAAGCGGTCTACATAACCGGGATAAGTGGAGATGTACCAACGGTTGATTTGGCACGTTCAAACAGCGCGTCTACCATGCCCGCTTTCGGATTAGCGGCTTCTAATGCAAATGATCAAGCTGAGGTTCAGGTGGTGAGCTTTGGTAATCTCACTCAGTATAACACAACTACTTACTCATTAAGTGTAGGTGACACTGTGTATGTGTCGAGTAGCACAGCCGGTGCACTGACTAACACAGCACCAACGGGTGAGAGTAATCTTATCCAGAACATTGGTAAGGTGGTTAGAGCTTCAGCCACAGAAGGCATAATAAAAGTTGGTGGGGCTGGTCGAAGTGCTGCAACTCCTAACCTAGATCAAGATAAGATCTTCTTAGGGAATGCATCCAACCAAGCTGTCAGCACAGCTCTAAGCTCAATCAACTTAAGCTCATTTAACAATGATCTAAGCTCAGTTTATCAGCCTTTAGACGCTGGATTAACTAGCATAAGCGGCCTTACTACATCTGCGGATAAGCTCATCTACACTACTGCTAGTGATACCTATGCAGTCTCTAACTTAACTGCTTATGGTCGTACACTAGTATCAACTAATGATGCAGGTGCAGCACGATCAGCTTTAGGACTAGGTACAGCGGCCACTCAAGATGTAGGCACTACTGCCAATGATGTAGTTCAGTTAGATGGGTCATCACGATTACCAGCGGTGGATGGTTCACAGTTAACCAACCTACCAACGGCCTCAGATGCCAGTGAGACGACTAAGGGTATCATCGAGATAGCGACCAATGCAGAAGCAACAGCCGCTTCAGCAAGTGATAAAGCTTTAGTTCCAAGTAATATAAGCTCGATTGCTTTAAGTTCATTTAACAATGATCTAAGCTATCAACCTCTTGACGCTGGGCTAACCTCGATCAGTGGGTTAACTACAGCGGCTGACAAAATGATTTATACTACTGCATCTGACACTTATGCAGTAGCAGACTTGACGACAGCAGGCCGGGCTTTACTCGATGATGCAGATGCAGCGGCTCAGCGTACCACATTGGGACTTGGTACAGCGGCCACCAGTGCCAGTACTGACTTTCTGGCATCTACAGCGTCGATCAATGACTTAAGTGATGTGACTATTACAGCCGCGGCGGCTAGTGAATATTTACGTTATTCGGGCTCAGCATGGGTAGACTCTTCTTTAAATGTTGTAGATGATACTACCCCACAACTAGGAGGTGACCTAGATCTAAATGGTAATGACCTGGTCACAACCTCAAACGCCAATATCGGTTTAGCTCCTAACGGTACGGGATATGTTGAGATAAAAGGAAACACTAACCCCGGTGCTATTCGCTTAAATTGTGAGTCAAATAGTCATGGTGTACAAATTCAAAGCCCTGCACATTCAGCGTCTGCAACCTACAATTTAATCTTACCAACAGGAGTTGGTACAGATGGCCAAGTACTTAAAACTGATGGAGGAGATGGCGGCTCACCCAATACTGTACAATTGGCTTGGGTTGATCAAGCTAGTGGAGGTGGAGGTTGGACTTATTCAGCAATCACAGCAGACCCGGCCAATGCTCAAGTGGGTTATCACTACTCTTGTACATCCGGCAGTTTTACAATCACTTTACCAGCGGCCTCAGGTGCCTCAGCTGGCTCAGAGATTCGAGTAAAAAACATGGGGACTGGTACGATCACCATTGATCCGGGTACAGATACTATTGATGGCTCTACAACTGATTACACGATGGATGTACAATATTCAGCCATCACACTAGTCAGTAATGGCTCTAATGGATGGGAGATTATTTAATGAGTCATAATCAAAGTAAAGTAAACAGCCAAGAACCGAACAGGCAAGGCGCAACTAGTCAAGCACTGGGTGATTTA